ATGTATCTGTTATATAGATTTTTTGAACTACCCACATATATCTCATCACCTATGGTAATTTGATAAACTCCTGATTTGCCTTTTAATTTAATTTTGTCGTTATGCTTATCTCTCATTTTTTCCTTTCTGTCATCTTAACCTTATGGACAACTTTTAACATCTCTTTGTCCGCTTTATTCCCCTCATATTTTTCGTGGCAAGGTCTACAAACCGCCATCAGGTTTTCAATCACATCTTTAGTTTTACTTCCACCCATTCCTCTAGGTTCAATGTGATGAATGTCATTTGCAGTTTTTCCGCATATCTCACAAGGTATCCAATCGGTTGTGTCGTATCCGAAATAGTTTAGATATATTTTGGTGTGCTTTTTCAAAGTCTAATTAATTGACATTTGGTTCTCTGTTGTAGTTCGTGCATGTGAGCGTTGTGAGCGTTGAAGTCTGTGCCTTGCTCTGCTTGGATATAGTGTTCAGTTAGTCCTTGATACAAAGCTTTACCTCCATCTATGCCTAACGTATATACTTGGTCGAATCGGTTCATCAGTAGTTCAAATGCGAATGAGCTTGAATTAAAAGTTCTGAATGTGTAATGCCCTATATTGGGATCAATCTTAAACTGAACAAAGATGGTGTTGTCGTATATCTTTTTATTGCAGGTTCTGGTCAGAATAAAACGTGCCTTGTATTTTCCGTTTATGTATTTCTGTGGTTCGTTGTATATGGGTGGATCATGAAAGGCTGCTATATCTGCGTATCGTGTTTTTTCTAATGCTCCATTAATTGTCCAGACGTTGTAGTCTAACATCATAGAAGCATCCCACCTCTCAAGAGATGGACCGGTTCCAACAACAAGCCAAGGCTTATCCTTCGCCCAGGTCTGTTTTATTATCTGTGTTACGCACGACACGTTTTCTTCGCTTTTTTTTAACCGGTTGCTCGTCGTCTGCAAGAGTGTTGAGTTCCTTGTTCTGTGCCTCTGCTCTGATAATCATTGAGAGCATTCCCTCAACTACACAGTTGCCGCACGTTGGAAGTGGTTTGCCCATCTCTTGTAAGTACACTGCTCTGAACTCTACGTTCTGCTCAGGTGTCATTTTCAGCACTTGTGTTTCTTTCCATTTCTGAAACACCGGCAACATCTCGGTGAGGATGAAATCAATTTGTTCTTTGTTCATTTAGTATTCTGATTACTTTGGTTAGTGCCTCGTTGACTTCGCTCGGTCTTGGTTGACTGATGGCAAAGCCCTTTCGGTATTTTAAATGTCTTTGTAGTGTGTCAATTACTTCTTTCAAATCCTTTAGTTCATACATATCTGTTCAATATCGCTGCTGTCATTCCTGCCGCAAATGAGAATAGAACTCCCTCCAAGGAGTGGAAGTACAGTAAACTCAACCAAAACGCAAGACATAGCTCACAGGTAAATGGCTTAACCTTGAGCCGATATGTCCAGTTTCTTACAAGAATTACTCCCATAGAGGCGAGTCCTAATATCTCAAATGTAAGGCTCATATTTTTTGAATTGTTTATTTGCTTTGTACTTAATCTCGTTAATCACTTTATCTATCTCGTGCCTACTTATGCCCGTTGCTCTGCTGATTGATCTTGCTGATTTTGGTTTGATGTTACGCCCACCTTCAGAATATAACTTCCAAATTTTGGTGTGATACCAATCATACTCTCTAAGTACGATATCAATGCAGTAGTGAAGTATCTCATTTCGGTAATCAACATCATGATCAGGTATCTCAAGTTTAGAACTGTCAAGCATTGGCTCTTGTTTGAATAGTTTGTTGAACCTGGTGTATTGTCCGTAAGCCTGATTAACCACGATGCGAATGACAAGCCCTTCCCAATATCCGCTGTTGTATTTTTCAAGTATCCAATCTTCATCCTTTTCGCAGATTATTAAAAACACCTCTTGATATAAATCATTGGCTTGGTGCTTCCCTATCTTCTCACAAACTTCCCTCAACCATTCGGCTGTTGTCAGCTCGTTTATGATGTCGGCTTTTTTGATATCTCAAAGTTCTTTGCAATTTCAATAGGTATATTTTAACTTTTGCACTTTATCTCCACACGCTTTTCATTGCATATGCTGTAAACCTCAAATCCTTTCTTCATGTATTTCTTAGCATAGTAGATCACTTGCTTTTCGTTATCAAGAAAGATGTGTAGATATTCTTTCGACTTCCTCAACGTAAGTTCTAAGGTCATGCTCTATGTGGTTTATTGCCTGAGAATAAAACGATTCTTCTGGCTGATATTTTAATTCAATGTAGTTCGTGTAGTTCTTGCATAGGTTTATAACGGTGCTATGATCACGATTAATGTATCTACCTATATCCGTATAAGTTCTTTTTAAATGCTCTCTGGCAATGTAACAAAATAAAGCTCTGCCTACAATTATGTGACGATCTCTTTTCCTGCCCATTATGTCCTCGCTAAAGACATTGGTCACCTTTGTAACTATGTCCAGCAGCTTGACAAATTGCATGTCATACCTTGGAGCATTGTAAGGATTGTTAATTTTTTGGGTTAGGTCATAAATCTCAGCCTTTAGCTTATTTATTCTGTCATTCAGAATACGCTCTCTATTTGAGCATCTTGCTTTTAATCTAATGTATTCGTATTGGTAATTCATAGTAGTTCTCTATATCGTGTAAACTTGCCCTCAAAACTGCAAGGGATTGCTGCACATTGTCCGTGCCTGTTTTTTTGAATTAATAACTCAGCATCCATTTCAACGTCTTCACGATGATCGCTGTAATACTGTGGTCTGTATGGAAACAACACGACATCCGCATCCTGTTCTATCTGTCCGCTTTCTTTTAAATCTGATAGTGTAGGTTTTACGTTGCTCTTATCCTCTCGTCTTAACTGTGCTAAAGCTACAACGGTGATATTAATTTCCTTTGCCAGTTGTTTTAGTCGCTTACTGGCTTCACTTACTTTTTCATACCGGCTTTGTCCTTCTGCATTTATTAGTTGCAAATAGTCAATAAATACAACATTCAATCCATGCTTTGCCTTGTGTAGTTTTATTTTAGTAATTAAGCTCTCAAGATCTCTGTCAGGTGTATCAATCAAACTTATGTCATGTGGGTTAGCATACATTTGAGTAGCTATATCTTCAATATCCTGTTTAGTTATATTGGCGTTTCTGATTTTGTAGTTTTCAACCTCTGAAAAATAACTGATATATCGTTGTGCTAATTCCTCTTTGCTCATTTCTAAAGTCACAAATAAAGTCTTTGCCCATTTGCAACACTCAATCGCTAAGGATAATCCAAGGGCAGACTTACCAGCACCTGGTCGACCACCTAACACAATCATATTTCCAGCATGATAACCTCCGATATATTTATCTAAGTATCTCCAGCCTGTTGAGATTCCTTGAAGCTTACTTCCTCTGTCAATAGCTTCTTCGATATTATCTAAAACCTTACCGGCAACCATCACAATCTCTGTGCTTTCATTACCTGCTTTTATTTTGCTTTCCTCCAGTATCTCAGTAAGTAATGATTGCATGGTTTGAAGATCCTGTACTTTGCTGATTTCTGCAACCCTCTGATTGATTCGTTTCTCTTTGTATTTATACTCAAGTATTTTCAAGTCATGCTCCACGGTTTTATCAGTTACCATCGCATTGTACACCTTGGACAGTTCAATCTTATTTTCAGGAAATAAGTTCATCACAGCATTAATGCTTATGGTATCACCTGAGCGATCCATTTGCTTTAAAGCTCTTACTACTTTTGAATATAATGGTGTAGTAAACCAATCGGGGTTCGTGCTGTTCAGAAATACTCTGGCATACTCAGAATAAAAGAATGCACTTAATATATTAATCTCAATCATCTAATGTTGCTTTTGGTAGTTTACCTTGCGAAGGTACAGTTTTATCTCTACTCATCCAGTTACGAGCTGCTGCTTTCCAATCCTTCATTTTATTTTTACCAATCATCCATCCTTTAGAAGAATAAAAGTCATGAAACCTTTGTGCATCTAATTCACTAAACTCTGATTGTATTTCTTTAACGGTGGGTTCTTTAAATACATTTCCTTTATTTTCCTTTCCTTTACTTTCCTTTATAGCATTGCGTTCGCTATGCGTTCGCTTTGCGTTCGCATTACTCCAACGAGCTTTGGCGGATTCACTGGCTTTACGGCTTTTCTCAATACGCATCTTTAAGCGTTTTTCAATACTTGTTGAGTGAAAAAACTCACCATCAACAACGAACAAATCAAAGTCATTTATAATACTTGCAATACGTTCTTTATCCGTTCGCAGTTCATACGCTATGCGTTCGCATTCAAATCGCATTGCGTTCGCATTTTGATAAAGCTCTTCAATAATTGCCCAGTATAAACCATAGCCCTCAAAACCATGTTCATAGATAAGTTTTTTAATCTTCTCATCGCTTCTGGTATTGTAGTCGTGAGAGAAATAAAACGTGTCACTCATAGCCCTCTGATTAATCGTTGTACTTGTACTTCATGCCACATCTCATCAATTCCCTCAGCATGTCCCCAATTTTTGTATTTAATGTGATCTAACATACTAAAGTTTTCACCTTCACGAATGCCGCTCATTAAGTGAAAGTCGTAAGTGAACCAGAACTGATTGTCCCGGTATACATCAATGATACAGTAATCATTTTCAAATTTGTGTTTTATATGATATTCCATTGCATAAAAAAAGCCCCGTACCAGTTAGATGTGTCGCAGTACACCTAACCAGCCGAGGCAAAAGATTTTTAAAATAACAGCTGCGACCCTGTTTTAATACTCTACGAATATACTATAATCCTATACGTTTGTCAAGTATTTTCTTTGTTTTCAATCTGGATAAACCCAGTGTGCCGGTTACTACCCATTTCTTTTAGAAAGTTTACTTCAACCTTTGCTGAGTTGATAATTGTCTGAGCGACATCGCTGATTGCTTTAGCTTTGTCAATTTCCATGTCACCGTCTTTTAACATTTCGATCGTTTCAAAAAGGTGATGTCTAAGGTCTTGAATTTTGTCTTTTGCCATTGGTTATTCTTGTTATAGTTTTCTTTAAATGAATTACTTCTTTGATTTCTTCTGGTAATCTGTGAACAGTGTTTCTCGCCATGTTCTCCTGCTTTGTAATCAGCTCTAAGTTGTCAAGCGTTATGTTTGACTTGTCGCCATCCTTAAACGCTACCACATACCCCTCAGGCACTTTACCGTTCTCTTGCATCCATAAGTGACGATGATACAGAACATACTTGCCATTTACTTTAATCATTGTGAAACCATCTTTATCTACACGAGTAGAACCATCAGGCTTCCAGTTGTGCGGCTTACTACCTTTCTTGAACTGTGTTTCAACGCCTCCCATTTGCAAACCTTTCATTCCTTTGTTCCAAGGTGTGTGATTCTTTTTGAATTGGCTTTCTACATTTGGAGTTATCGTGTACACCTCAGCGTACAAATAACTGTTGCTTTTCCTCAATCCCATTTTATTGGCTTTGTTGTAAATGTTGTGAGCCTTACAATTAAAAATCTCGCACAGTTCTTTTGTCTTGGTATCTGGATATAGCTTACTTAAAAGCTGCTCCTGTTCATTTGTCCATTTCATCAACGTATTTTGTTAAATCACTAATAAAGCTACTGCCTAAAAGCTTACCATATTCCATATATAAAACGAGAGCAACAGCATAAGCAAATTCATCGTATGCCATATTAGGATCAATGTCATCAATCGCTTTGTTGATTGCCTCAGCTAACATCTTACTTTTGTCCATAGCCTAAATCCTCCTTGACTTTATTAACCTTGTTCAACTTCTCCAGGTACTTCTGACCTCTGAATTGTGGGCGTTCCATCTGAAGCTTACGTCTGATTCTTGTTATCGTCTGAGCATCGGTCAACTTTCCGAATGTGTACTCACGCTTGAAATCATCAAAGGTATCTAATCTAAGCCCTTCGTCTGACATCTGCATTGTCCAATAGTAGGCAGTGAGCATTCGGTCATTATCTTTAGTTTCTGGGTGCTTGAGTAGAACTGCCGCAACCCTTTGCTGAATCATGTTGCTCATTTCTTAAATCTCCTTCTGTATAAAGGTTCAACATAAGGCTTTTCAGATTCGTTGGCTTGACGCTCAACTTCATCCTCAAGCTTCTTAAATTCTCTGACTTCGTCGCATATTTTCAAATAAGCTAAATAGCAAATCAACATGATTAATGCGATTGGTAAAACTAAAATAACTGGTACTTCCATACTTCAAATATAAACTTTCTTTTTAATTCGCCAAAATATTTTTATTATTCATCCAATTCATCATCATCCCAATCATCATCTAACTCTAACATTTCTTTTGCTTGTTCATGTAGAGATAGTATGTAATCCATCTCCTCAGGTGTCAACATTAAATATGTGATTGATTTTGTGTGTATGATAATGGTGTCTAAGTTAAACTCAAGTTCTAATGGATCACACTCGGCATCTAATATCCAAGCACGATAAGAATGGTTTTCTTTGTCATATTTCAAATGACGTTTTTCTCCTAATAGTTCTTTTTCTAAATTCATTGTAATATTGTTTTTAATAATTCCCAAGCATTTTCTAATTTCTCATTGAGTTCAAACTCAACTTCGTGACGTTCAATCTCTCCAATGTGCATCTGTTTGCCTTCGGGCATTCGTGGATCATACGAAACAAAATAACCATAGTCAAGGTCAGTGGCCAACATTCCGAGTTGCATCTGCCAATAATACTCTGGGTGTGTTTGCTTAAGGCTATCCGCATCATAGATATTGAAGTTCTTTAAATGGATGCCCGAGTTGTATGGGCATTTTATCTCAAGGATAGCATCTTGACTCAAGCCGTCAGGTGAATATCCGCTGTACTCCCCATAAGGAATAAAGGCATAGGTTTCTCCTCCGTAGTATGTCCACTCTTGAAAGTTCTGCTGATTGAAATAGTAAAAGGCATCCGCTTCGTGTGATATACCCCATTCAAGAGCATCTCCATAAACAGGCTTAGAGTTGCCGGTCAATATCTCAGCAGCTCGTTCATAGACAAATGTTTCTGCTGTCTTTGAAAGGGGAGAACCTGATCGTGAGCTACCCATTAACTTGTGTACTACTGAAGCCGTGAATCTATTGGCTCTTGCTTTGAGCCATTCCTCTTGGCTTTGCGTCATCGTAACTTCCATCCGTTCTGCATTAGTCATTTGGTCGCTGTCAGCACCTCCTCATGCTTTTTAGATAGAACAAACTTGTCTTTAATATCTTGGATATTGCCACCGTTCTGGATGTGTTTTAAAGCTTTATCCCACATTGGATGTTGTGGTGTGATGGTTTCCTTTACTGTTTTAACCTGATGACCACTTGCAGAATTTCCGTCATCGTCTGCCTGGTTTAAATTAAAGATAGAAGCCAGGGCATAACGACGAGCATAGGTCAAAGCAGAACCATACTGCTGAGGGTTATTCGCATCTCGCATCCTCAAGAGCTGTTCACTCTGCATCCATTCGCTTGATTCAACGTGGTAAATCTTAGTTACCAATACATCATCGTGTGGGTGCTGTGTAATCAAAAGCCCTAACTCCTGACATACCGGGTTGATGGTTGTGAGAATGCTGGACAAATCCGCATAGCTAGAGTGGAAATGGTCATTCTTGGCTGTCTTTTTTACAGCGTTTACTTTACCTTGGAACTCAAAAAGAGCTTTCACAAGGTTGTTAGTTTCGTTACTTGTTTTCATTTTCTACTAATTTGATTTTGGTTGGTTTTAAATCGTGGTAGTACATTAAGTCATTGATAACGTCGTGACGCTCAATGTCATTGTACAAAATAAAGTCAGTGGTAAATGATGCACCTTCTTCATCAACGTGTCTGTACACATGGTCAGAATACTCATCTCGGTAATGCTCCATAATCATTGACTCGATTTCTTCACGATCAAAGATTAACGTGACAAAATACTGCTCGACAACAACATCTTTGTTCTCAACTAAAATGGTAATCATTGCTGCACCTCCTCATTCTCAATGTCCTCAAGAGCAGCTTTCAAAACAAGTAGAGCCTTGTCTGAAATGACGTTGCCTTCAATGTACTTTTTAACGGTGGGCATAGATACCCCCGTTTCTTCACTGACACGCTTAATGATGCCGTGACGTTTCTTAAGCTTGATTAGCTTTACAATTTCTTGTATTTCCATGCCACAAATATAAAAATAATTTGTAGAATGAAAAAACTTTTTTCTTTATGGGCTGCCTAAAGTGTCGGCAATATATTGAGCAATACGCTGCCCAAGAGTTTCTGTGGTAACTTTTTCTAAAGAATTAGATATAAATGGTTGAGCCTTTGTTCCTCTTTTCCCAATGACGTTTCTAATAGCAAAAGCGAGTGACTTTGTAGCCGCTATTTTATCAGGTGACTGATTAATCTTCATCTGCATTTCCTTTTTATTTTGCACCCACTCATAAATATTTGCGTATGGTGGTTTTTCTCCTCTCTTTCTACCGTTCTCTACATAATACCAGTAATCTTGCATCATAGTGGTAAGCCTATACCCACCTGGTTTGCTTGTGATTTTAGGACTAATAGAAGAAGATAAGCTGCTCGTTGCGTTGGTGTTATTAATCCTCAACCGGTTCTGCATCTGAGCAATAAGCTCGTTGCCCCAATTCTGGACAATACGCAAAATGCCGTCATCCTCGGAAGGGTTGAACGCTCGGTTCTTATCACCAAACTTTTCTAAATCATCAAGAGCCATTTATTTTATTCAATGCGTAGTTGTGAAAATCTTTCAATCTGCTGATCCATCCTCTACCAAAATGCTTAAACGATTCCAGCCCTCTCAAGAAGTTAACTCTGTGGTCGTAACTCTTTAGGTAGATATAGTCCTCCCCTTTCATTATTATAAGGCGATTTAAGGCACTTAAAGTGTTCTTGCCTACCTTCCCATCCACTGCTATTGAGAAACCCTCTGATACGATAAATTTCTGTAATTGCTTTGCTGCTCCGTAAACACCAGAACCCCAAGCGAAATCAGCCCAAAACTCAGCGATTAAATCTGACTCAATATCATCTGCCTTGATGCCTTTCCAATAGAGTTCATAAATAGACTTCCAATCCTCATGAGTCATCTCATAAAAACGCTTTACTGATTCTTCTGAATCTCCGTGCTGTGCTTTCCAAGCCGCCCAAGTAATGCCTTTGTTCGTGTGAACACCTGAGCCATCAGGCACACAGTTTGATGATGCACTGTCTTTAGAGTGCTTACTGAGTCCTCCTTCCCAGCGAAGGATATAGTCCAAATTTGCATTGTTTATATTACCCATGGTCTTGTATTTCTTTTTGTAAACGTTTGAGATACCACTCTGCTTTTTGCAGGTCTTCCATTCCGTTTTTACGATTATAACGCCACATATACTTAAGAGAATTACCCCGTAAATAACCTTTAAATTCTTCATAACTCATTTGTGCTTTAATACATTCTATACATTCAATCTCCCCTGCATAGTGGGTAGGATTGTTCACGTTGTCAGCCATATATATCTAAACTCTTCGTATGGCAAATCTATATAAAAAGAATGAGAACCCTCACAAAACACTTGAGTCATCTCGTAAAA